AATGGTTGAAGTTGGTAGCATTCTCAGTATTAGTAATTGAAGTATCTAATGGTAACATTTGAAAATCTTTCATTGCNACCCATGCTTTTGAATAATTATTTTTACCCCAATCTTCCCCCATGGAATGACGTGGTAAAGCATTTTGATCAAACATGATTACTGTTCCTAATTCATCTATTAGAATGTCTGCAATCTGGTTATTAACCATATTGTATCCAACTTGGTATGCTTTCATTAGATCAACTAATGATGTAGATCTAGTGTTTCTATCTGAAAATACTCTTCCTTCTACAGGAAGTTTACATCCATAAAGTGTATTGTTTCCTTTAAATTGAAAAGGCAATCTACCAGGTTTAGTTCTGTTAATACCTAAATAAATAGGGTTTATATTATCACCCATAGTAGATCTCCACATAGCAGGTAAATTTGGACCTATCTTAACTCCACCCCAAACTTCATTAATCCATATCCATTCTATGTGTTCACCCTGCAATAAATTTTCTTTGCTTTTGTTCTTGAAAATTGACGTATCAAAAATTGCTTTCTTAGTAATCTTAAATGTTTCATCAACTATTTCTTGAGTTACTTCTCCATCATCTTCTATCTTTGTTAAATGTCCTACTTTTCTTTGAGTCTTCCAATATATTGTTGCAACTCTTAATAGGTTTCCTTCACCCCAAGATGATACATCTTCATTCTCATCAAGTATCTCACTTAGTATATCACCACCATTTGCTGGATCATTCCAATAGTTACTTGTAAATTGTCTGTATGCTAAACCTGGTGAATTAGTATTCCATTCATGTGATCTTGTTGCATCATAATATGCCCCATCATTTTGGTATCCATTTACTTGATATTGTGCTGATCTAGCTGGATAAATTCTTTGTAATGACTTTAGTTGTTTTTCATCCATTAAATAACCATATCTATCAATTGCATCTGATACAGTCATTAGATCAACTTTACCTGCATAATTTGAATCTGCAATATATCTTTGATCTGGGGACTTCTGATAAAATGTTAATACAGGATTCCATAGCTCAACATCATAGTCATCTTCTAACATACGGAAATGCCAAAACTCTCTATCTGCAATAAGCATATCTCTAAAGCCTCTTTCTTCAAGTTCTTGCATTTTAAATCTTTCATCATCTACTGCAAGTTGGTGGGATGCCCATTCTTCAACCATACTCCTGTATGACTTACTAAAGAAGTCTTCAATTTCTGGTAATGATTTAATAGCTTCAGGAGACATTTGCTGTTGTGCTTCTTCAGAAGCAGGGTCCATACCCATATCAACCATTCTACGTACAAGGTTAGCTTCAGCATCTGATAATAGAGCTTCTTCTATTTGCATTCTTTTTTGTTCTAGCATCTCATTATAGGATGCATCATCTACTGCTCTAAATTGTACTTTGGAATATCTCTTTGCAAATTCACCAGTTAATACATTGATTACATTAGGAACAATTGGATAAAATTTTAATTCTAATGCAGAATCATTCTCTTTTGTAAGAGTGTCCATTAAATCTTTGTATTCATTATCTGGCTCAACAATGTAATCTGATTTATCAATTACACCTTTTGCTAATTTATAATTCTTTAATAACCTTCTAGAATTTATACGTAAAAATTCTATACCTTGAAGTTCTAACCAATCTAAGTTCCAAGCTGCCCAATCATCATCTTTCTTTTTATATGGTAAAAATTGAACTGGCTGCGTTAAACTAGAAAACGTTGGTCCAGCTTCAGCTTTGGCACCATTCTTAAGTTGCATTGCATTTAATACTCTCATCTATTTATAATTTTTAAAGCCAGATCTTCTTATTCTAGAATTATTATCTCTTTTACTACGCCCAAGATTCTTAAATGGGCTATACTTTAATTTACTTATTTTTTCTGAATTTACCAAGGAATTGTCCTCTGATTCACGTCTTTTGGAATATCCTCTGTTAGATTGTTGTATTTTAACAAATGCAATTAATGCACCAAATGCTACCATTCTATCCACGTTTAAACCAGGGTGGTAAGCTTGCATTTCTTTTAATAACATTGGATCAGGTATTCTTTCTATACCTAATGTTTGTCTCATTACATTACCTTCAGTATCTGTTTCCTCATCAATCACCTCTCTTAAAAACTCAATTGCATATGAAATTAAATGACTCTTAAATAAAGTTCCAGTATTTTTCCAACCATATTCTTGATACACTGTTTTGTTAGATCCTAGATCTTTTAGAAACAATATTTGTTGTTTAGGAACTAAGTATCTTTGTTTTTTTCTAGCAATCATATGTTGTATAAACAAGGATATATTATTCTCAACAATAGTCCAAGCATTATACCATTCAATTATTAATTCTAATCTTTCATGTGTTCTATTAATGTCATCAAATCTACCACACCAAGCAGCTACTATTTTATCTTTTTCTATAAATTGTTCTACATCACCGCCTGATAAAGTTCTTGTTACTTCTATTGCATTTTTATAAACAAAAATACTACACAATGAATCTGATGTAGTTGTCTTACCTTCTGACACAGGGTCAATAGAAGCATAGTATGCTCCAAAATCAGGTTTCTTTTTTGCTGGTCTTTCCCAAACTACAATAGTACCTGTTTTATCAGTTTGTTTTTTGTTAACAGGAAATTGAGATATAGGTAGTTTGCTTGTTCTAGATGCAATAACACCTGTCTCATCTCTATCTAGTTTTATTAATTCATATGGATATTCTTTTTCTTCTATTTTTTTTATTTGTTTACTTAATATACCTTGTGGAAAAATTGATTCTTTTCTATAAGCAAATGCCTCTGCAATATTTAATGGCTTTTGAGATATTCTTAATTGGAATTGTTCACCATTTAATTCATTCTTCCATCTTTCTCTTTCCATCTTAATTGCTTTGATAGCTTCCTCTATTTGAGAATTACCATAATCATCAATATAAGGTGGCATAGACCACTGTTCAGGTATAAACAACCCTGCCATACCAATAGTACCATCAGCATCCATTAGATTAGTTTCTACTGCATATATATCATTAGCACCAGGATTCAGTATCATATCCTTTAAAGGATTACACTGTTCTAAATCACCTACAGATCCTGCTGCTATAAATTGTCCAGTTGTCATCATACCTGAAGACATAGCAGGACGCAGATACTCATATGTCTGCATCATGTTTTTTGCAATACCTGCTTCCTCATGAAAGAAGTAAGTACATGGACCCCCTACCCCTGTAGTAGCATTCTTTTCAAAAGAAGCACCTTGTATTTTAGATTTGAGCCCTCTGGATGTTTTTCTATTGTTTATTTTTACTTCAATCTGTTGTTGCCATAATAATACCTTTTCTGGATTACTTGGCCTATACCATGCAGTATGCTCATTTAAAAAAGTTTTATATTCTTCAAGAAATTTCCATGAACCTTTATCATTTATATAATCTTTAAGTGATGCTCCTACTTTGCATATAGATCCTTCTTCAAACCAGTATTGGTTTATAATTTTACCCATATGAAAATATGATGAAGCTATCTGTCTTTTTTTAAGTATAGCAACATGTTGATTATTTAGTTCTGCAATGATTTCATATAATGCCATGTGATATTGAGCATCTCTTACTTTTGCAAAACCATAACGCTTTTCTTCTTTATCAAAAATAGGAAGGAAATTAAGCCACATATAATAGTCCCTAGTTAGGTACCATTCTTTATTGCCATCTTTGTAGATTACACCTGTTCTACATTTATTTTTTTGATCATTCCAATATGCATTAAAATCTTTAGATCTAAAAGGTGCACTACAATAATTACCCTGATCATTAAATATTCTAGCTTGCTCATTAAATTTTAAAGCCATCTTGGTAAAATTATACTCACCAGGTTCTTTAAAAATAAGCTCTAGATATTCTTGAAAATCAGCATCAGTTTGAAATTCTTTTGTACCCCATTTACCATCATATATAGGAATAATTCTACTCATCATATCTTATAATTGCATAGACATCTCCTAATTGCAATAATAAGTGTTCTTCCCCATTATGTTGCATTGGTGTTGGCATAGCATGATCTGCATATTGCACTGTATCACCAATTTGTATTGACGTTACTTCATCTCCTCTTCCTACAACTGTACCTTGAAAAGTTTGCTTGGAAAATTGTTCAGGTAAATATAAACCTGATGCAGTTTTAGTCTCTGGTTTTATTTCTTTAATTAACAATTTCATTCCTACTGGTACTACTGTTTGATTTCTCATCTTTTTATTTGGTTTTTTATAATTAAACTTTGTTTACATTTGGTCATAAGCAAGACCTGCACCACCACGTACTGAGCTTTCTTGTTCATTTCTCATATCAGTAAAAGCTCCTTTATATGATTGTCTGATATTTTCAAACTTAGCAGCTGCATTAATCATAGAGTTCATATTACCATCTCTACCATGTTCTATGGGTGTTACCTCCATATACTTAGCAAGTCTGTCTAACATAGCCTTAATACCTACATAAGCCCTAAAAGTAGGTGTCTCATACATTTTTTTACACATGTCTATTCCATACCTAATCTTTGGATCTTCTGGTGACTCTTCTAAACCAATCTCTTCAATTATTATATCTTCCTTTTCATGTTCTGGTAAATTAAAAAAAGGATTTAAATCAGGATTAGGACAAGTCATATAAAATAAATACTGATATATCTGCATATGTGTATCAGGGTATTCATCCATAATACCTTTTAAAAATGGAAGGGAATAACAGTGTTCTGTTAATATTAGTTTACTATTCTGTATATCAAATAATTTTACTATCATAAGCTTTTATTAAGATGGACAATTAGCACAGCCGTCAGTACATAAATCATTACAATCTCTAGCGTTTAGTATTGCAACTAAAGAATTATAACTGTTTACTACATGTAATCCAAAACTTGACTGATCTACATTAAATGCATTTTTCATTATTAATGTACACACAGGTAAATAAACATTATCATATGGATCAAACTTTCTTGATACACCAACTATTTCATTAACATCAATATATATTGGTGTTTGTTTATTATAAGTTAGTTTAGTTGGTGATCCAGTATCAGGATCATAATCAACTAGTATCTCACATTTAGTAAGGGTTCTATAGTCAGGTTTAAAAATTGGAATTCTAGGCATAGTATTTATTTATTTAAGTTATCTTTTAACCACATCACTAATGAGTTAACCTCATCCTTTAAATATGGTAATTCATATATTTTTATATCTTCTAATACTGGCTCACCATTGACATGTTCATTAATTGGGTAGCCATTTGTATCAGTACCTACTTGTTTAAATTTAACATGTTGTATAGTAAGTTTACCAATCTTTAGTTTAGGGTTATGCTTTTTAATAATATACGCATAAATACTGAGCTGTAGGTTATAATGATTCAAATTACAGTCATCTAAATGGTTTACAGGCCTAAACATCTTGTTTGTGATTCCTTCCCAATTAGTAAATCCTTTTTCTTTTATTTCTTTATTAGTTTTATAATCATTTATATTTATATAACCATTTACTACTTCTACTACGTCAGCTTGTCCACATACCCCAATTGATTTTAAATATACTAAATGCTCAGGATACACTCCTTCAGATAGTTTCTGAACAGGTGCTAACTTAACACCAGTTTCATTTACTATTGGTTTAACAATAGGTACTTCAACACCATGGCGTTCTATGGTTTTAAAGTCTAACATATCTGCTTCTCTTTGATTGTGGTAAAAATTACCTAAAGTAATTGCTCTATTTGTTTCACCATCCCAAGCAGCAATAATTTCTTTAGGGGTCATACCATACCACTTAGATCTTTTGTTCTTTGAAGACTTAACAGCTTGACCATCTCTATCAAACTTAGGTTTAAACTTACCTATAAATGATGTTACACTAAGCCAAGTAATGTTAGCATCATCTATACTTTCATATAAGTGTCCTTCTTCTTTAAATGAAATAGCCATCAGTCTAGAGTTGTATTAGCAGTCCACATATTTCCATATAGTGGTATATCTTGTTTAGATGGAGCTACTATATTATAAACTACAGTGGTTGGCTTCTCACTTAGTAAAGTTATAGCTTCTTCAGCAGTAATTTGTTCTTCTGCTAATAGTTCACCTACAATTTGTGCTTTGGTTAATTTTTCAGTCATTTTTTTCTATTTGTTTAATTAATAATTCTTCTGTTTCTTCTGGCATTAATGCACTCCAATATCCTTTTGGACATTCACTTGACAATGATCTAACTTTAAAAGCTAAACTACATCCACAATCTGAACAGCAAGGTTGTGTACCAGGAGCTAAACAATCATCCCCTTTAGCATCAAACAAAGAACACTTGATACATATCTGAAATCTATCAGTAGCAACTGCTTCAATATGTTCTTTTTTAAATGTATTATTTTTAATGCCTTCAGCAATTTTATCTATATTTTTAAATACATCTAAATATTTTGACCATTTACTTTTCACTTCTAAATTTTTTCTTTTTAATAATATCAAGTTCCATTTGCTTCATTGCTTTTTCCATTTGAACAATATTAGTTTGTATATCCTCACTTTTAGCAAATCCTACATATGTTCTTTTAGCTAGGTTACCCAATATACTTTTATTCTTTTTTATTGCTTTATCTAACTTACCTTTTCTTAAATAAAAAGTACCTAACCCATCTACATTTATTCTAGGAAATACTAAGCTAGATAAATTACTTCTTACTTTAGCATAGTAAAAAGCAATAAAATCATCAACTACTGATTGATGTACACCTACTTTATCAGCTAGGTCTTTCCTAAATTCCTTATGACTCTTTGGATTCACGCCCAAGTACTTTATAATCCAATAATACTACGCCTTCAGTCTGTACATTAATATCTTTATTAAGCATAATTGTTTTTTTATTATTGCCTTCTTTAAATAATAATTCCTTTTTTTCTGCTTTAGTTATAGCATTTCTTGCTGATTGAGGACTTTTAAAAATTTGCTTTTCTACTAAACTCTTACAAAATTTAGTTAACTCAATTTTACCAGTCTTTGCTAATTCAGTTAAAAATTTTAAATCAGAATTACTTATTAATATATCTTTAAAGAAACAATAAGTTATTATTTGATACTTCATTGTAATATCTAAAGAAGTCTGTAATTTAAGCTCTACTTTTTGTACTATTGCCATATTATAAACTCATTATCATATCTACAAAATCAGGATGAGGATAACAGTCCATTTTTCCTTTCCTAACGTTAGTATGTGTTAATAACCCTTTTACTTTACCATAGAATGCATCATCTTGAAAATCAAAACCTTTTGTTGGACCATGTTTTTTAATAAACTGTTTTAATCCTAGTCTAATATCTATTTCATCTCTTTCCCCCACCCATCTAATCCATTTTTCTGTTTCTTTGATTTGTTTTTCACTGTAAGCATGCCAATAAAGTTTACCTTTAAAAGCTTCATCTAAAGCAACTACTTGTTCTTCCTGACATTTAGATTTGACATATGTTTTATAGTCACTATCTAAATAACCCATGTTACATAATTCAATTCCTACAGAATGACGGTTCATATATCCTGATCCTGTTCTACCTAAATGCCAACCTTGTGCTCCCTTTGGGAAAGCTTGTAGCATAACACCATCATGGTCATCATTACCATTTCTATGATTAACCCCACCCAATACAAATTCAGTGGCTATTCTCCCCCTAGTATCTCTACCCCAATGATCAATACATCTATAAGGATTAGAATTACCAGCAGTATGATGTAAAAAAATATATTCATTTTGTATTGGTCCTTTTAAATACTCACCTTTAGGTAGGTAATACTTATGAATTACTTGATCATATGATGTAGTAAAATATTGTTTATTAATATCTGTATCTTCATCAATTGTTGCATCTAGATTTAAATTCTCTACATTAAGTAAAATAACCCAACAGTCACTATCAACTATACCTGTTACAGGTAACTCCATAGTTAATTGAAATCTTTCAACATGTTTTTCTGTAATTGGTCCAAAGTGTCCATCTACAAGTATACCCAATTTAGTTTGTAGTGTTTTTACTTCTGAACCTCTATCTCCTAACTTCAGCTGCCTCATATCTATTCTGGATTAACAGCTTGAGCCATTGCTTCTTGAAAAGCTTTACCTTCTTCAGAGTTTGGGTCAACTCCTCCTTCTTTTTGTGTAGCATATTGTTGAGCCATGAACATTTGTGCTTGCATACGCTCAGCTCTTGACTTTTCAATTTGAGCCAATAACATTTCATAATCAGCTTGTATCTCAAGATGAGGAATGTTATCCTTGTAAAATTCAGTGATTTCTTCTCTACGTTTGTTCATCTCCTCTTTACTCATTTGAGGATCCTTTTCATTGAGTGGAGCTGTGTTGGTTTTTTTTGACATCTTCTAATATTTTAAATTAATATTAGCAAAGATATACAAAATTAGTTTAAATAAAAAAAGTTTATTGAATTATTTCAGAAACCTTATTACGTATAAATATATCTATTACGCTTTTAAGCTCTGTATAACTACGGAATTTTAAAGACTGACATGGTGTAGTTACATACCAAGATCCGTCTATCTCTGCTTCATTGTTATCCCCAGACAAAAAGGTTAACTGTCCAAAAGATCTTTCATAATAAAATACATTATCAGGAAGATCTAAATCTAGTATACTGTATGGACTTATTTTTTTAAATCCTAATTTAATTAAGTCTGCCTGTTTCATAACTCATTACCATTTTACTTTATCTGCCCAATAAGCAGCACTCATTTTACCTTTCTTAATGTTCTTACCGTGTCTAGCTTTGAAAGATTTTCTTTTAGCTTTCATTTTTGCAGATTCACCAGATTTAGGTTTACCAGCTGTACTAGCACCTTGCTCACCAAATCTAATGGTTTTTACTTTATCACCCACCTTAGCCACAACTACGTGTGATTTTTTAGGGTGAGAAGGAGTTCTCTTAGGTTTGTTAAACCCAGATACTCCTGCTCTTGCTAGTCTACTATCTTTCTTCTTTGCCATTACTATTGTTTGATCATTACTATACCTGCTACATTTAATGGTGCAGCTCCTGTACCGTCTGTTTGAAATACACTACCAGCTTGAACTCCAGCAGCCCCTGCTGTTGCATCATCTTTATGAGCTGATACACCTATTCCTGATATAGCATTTAATTTCTGATCAGTAAATTTTTTTAACTGACTTAGTGTAACTAATTCTGTTTGTAACTTAGGTTGAGGTTTTAATCTCTCTTGTGGGTTAGGATACCTAGCTACTGTAATATAATTATCCGCTTTAGGGGTAACTGTACCTTTTTGTTTTAACATGCCCATCATGTCTTGTAGTATTGTACTCATTTTTTTATTTTTAAATTAACGTTTTTTTCCTTTGTGTAACCCATGTTTAGCATGTTGTTTACCTTTTTTTGTTGCGGCTCTTTTCTTTTTATTAGCTGCAGCTAGTTTAGCTTTACCTTTTTTAGTACTCTTTAACTTAGCAATAGTCTTTTTTGGAGCATATACTTCACCTGTCTCAGAACTTTTCTTTCCTGATGCAGTTGTCCACTTCTGTTTAGTCCATCTAGTAAGACTTTTTTGCTGTTTAGTCTTAGCCATTACTTCTTTGCTTTTAGTTTAGCTGTTTTAGATAAGTCTTTGAAATGAACTAAAGGCTTACTAGTCTTAGTATGCTTCTTACCAGTATGTAATTTACCATTGGCCATTTTGTGCATACCACCTTTCCATTCAGTTCCGTTTTTTAAATAGTGTTTTACTCCTTTCATTATTTCTTTGTTTTATAACCTCCACCATTAGCTTTATAACGTTTAGCTAACATTTGTGCTTTACGTGCTGACCATTGTCCTGGTGCTCCACCCTTACCACCTGCTTTGATTGAATTAAATAATCTTTTACGCATTCCAGGTTTTGTATAATTCCCAGAACTATTTACGGTACTTTTTTTCTTTTTCTTAACGGCCATTCTTTTTATTTTTAGCTACAGTATGACTAAATTCTTTTTGTCCACCTCTTACACGGGGTGCCTGATTAATAAAGTAATTAAATGGATTAGCAGTCTGCTGTACCTTTTTATCCAAAATAAAATTTATTCTTCTATCATTAGTTGCCATACTTTTCCTTTAACATTTTATTTAATACTCCACATTTTTCATATTCTTCTGTCTCTATGTAATATGCAATCATATTTTCTAACTCTTCTTCTCTGGGTCCATGTTGTGGATCATACGGTAAAATTAACTCTACGCCATTATCAAATTGATTCTGCATCATATTTTCAAATGTAGTTTGGCCGGACAATACTTTCCAGGCATTACTATAAGCTGTCTGTAATAGCACTGCATCAAGCTGCATTTGTTCTATTTCACTCAGTCCATTTGTCTCATCACCTGAGTCATCATCCCAATTTCCCATAGTATATATTTAGTTAGTAACTCTTCTATAAGAACAATATAGTCATTTTTTAGATTTTATAAAAGTGTTCACTCAACTAATGTTGTCTCACCGGATATAAAAAAATTTTTTCCCCCACCAAAAAGTTGTGTGTTTTGCATGCTTGAGATGTACTATGGTTCTGCTCCCCAGCTATATATTGAGGCAGGGATACCCCCGTAAGTAATCCTCAATAACTTAATTAAATATTTATAATTATGAGTGTAT